GTTCTTTTTTTAGGGATATATATTTATACTGTGCATTGATCATGGGGGGATATGCATAAATTGATAACTTTTACTTATAGCTTTGGATTGTTTAATACTAAACGATTTTCAGACAGAATTAGTTTAATGTTAAACTATTTTCCCCATTAGTATAGTTTAACTTTGAACTATATAGCCAAAAGAATGTTTAATATTGAACTATCTATCCGAATGGGGCATGGGCCACCCAGGGGTATAGGGTACGTATATATGCTTGTTGACAGAGATGGGTATTTTTGGGCTGTTAACCACTTTGTTATCCTGATGGTTAACACTTGCACAATAAATAAGCAGTGATATAACTATGGTATTATGAAGATATACAAGAAAAACGGTAAGTATTATCTCTATAATAAAGAAGGTGTATTACTTTTAGTAACTACATCACCTAGAATCTGTGAGTTCTACAAGAAAAAGGGAAAGCTTATCGTTACTAGTATGAAGAAGAAGGTGTGACATGTTGTCCTGTTGGCTGTATTCTTCTTGTTTTATACTTGTCGGGGGTATAACTAATAGTATATAATACTTATAGTACTACTTAAGGTACTAATACTCCTACTTCTTATACTTATATTTCTAAATACTGTAAGAAATACTAGTAGTAATTCCTATAAGTACCCTATTCCTTTTATTGTTGTTCTATTTTCTTTAGAAAATTGGAGTAAGAGGTTGACTTGTAGTACTCTTTACGTACAACTACACAACATAAAAAATAATTATGAACAAAAGAGTCAAGTACTTTGAGTCTGATACTGTACTCGAAGACTTTTACCAAGCCCTAGCAAACAAAAACGAAAAGAAGTTACGAAGAGTTCACATTCCTCGTTCTGATGTCTTCTATATCCGTAGGGCTTACTACGAGTCTACAGGTAACTGGGTATCATTAGACAGAATGGAGAGAGCAATGTACCTTGAAGGTATGCTCAAGAAGCAGGACGTACTAGATCCTGACAGGAAAAGAGAGTGGGAATAATGGTAGTGGACTTTGACATAGATGGTGACGGTAAGATCACAGCAGAAGAAGTAGCTATGAAAGAACGTATGCTTGAAATAGAGCTACGTGAAGAGAAAGCAGAGTCCCAGAAGTTTATGGCCTGGGTAGCTATGGCTATGATGATCATCTTTACTGTCTTTCTGTTTACTCCCTTTATGTCAGATTCAAGAGTATCAGCATTAGCTGACCTCTTAGGGTTATTCTACATAGCACAGACTGGTGTAGTAGCAGCATACATGGGTGCAACAGCATATATGGCAGGTAAGCCAATGGGTAACAAAGTAGCAATGTCAAAGGATATGAGATAATGATGAAACGTAGAGCACCAAGACCCAAAAGAGATGGGCGAGTAACAGGAACTCCTAGAGCTAGGAAAAGATTAAATAGACTAGGGCCAAATACTCCTGATATACGCCCAGTAAGTAAACGTCCTACTACAACACGCCTAGGGGGCGGTACTTCAGCTTCAACTACTGCAAAAAATAATTTAAATTCTGCAGCAGGTCAGGCACAAATAGAAAAATTAAAAGAAGCAATGAAGAAGAAGTATGCTTCTGATAGAGCAGGTAAGGCTCGTTCTACTGGTACTCCTAAAATGACTAAAAGACCTGCAACCACAGGACGTATGACACGTAAGCCTACTGCTGTTGGTACGCCAGTAAAACCAAAAACTGCAACTCAGCAAGCCAAAAAAGTGACAGGTAGAAGAAGACTACCAACAGGAATGGATATTCCTAAAACGACAACACGTAGGACACGTAGATCTTCTAGACCAGGTAACGCAGGACCAATGCAAAGAAGAGCACGGAGATAATAATGGCTTTTAAACTATCATCTAGATCAAGAGGAAAACTAGAAGGTGTATCTCCTGACCTTGTGGCTGTAGTCCACAGGGCCATTGAGCTTACGAAGGTAGACTTTGGTGTGACTTATGGGGTCAGAACCTACGCAGAGCAGGAAGAGTTGTATAGCTCAGGGCGTAGCCAGACTATGAACAGTAAGCACTTGATCCAAGATGATGGATATAGTCATGCCGTGGACCTCGTAGCCTATTTTGGTTCGAATGTTTCTTGGGAACTCAACGTCTATGATGATATCTGTGATGCTATGAAAGAAGCTGCTATCGAAGTTGGTTGTCCTCTGAAGTGGGGAGCAGCTTGGTCTGAAGGTGATATTAGAACTTACCCTGGAACAGCAGAAGATGCCATGAATGCTTACGTAGACTTACGTAGGTCACAGGGCAGAAGACCCTTCATTGATGCCCCACACTTCGAGAAGATGTAAGCCATGTATGAGATGATTGACATATTTATGCAGTGGCTTATTGCACCTATCGTTGTCGTAGTTTGGGTCTTGTTTAACAAGTCTACAAAGAACGAAAGAGATATTGCAGTCATCCAAGCTCAACATGAGTCAAGGGCTTTGCATCACGACAGAGAAATGAAAGAGATGAAAGAAACCATCAAAGCTATCTTTATGAAGTTAGATAGTATAGAGCAAACATTGAGAAACAAATGAAATGGTTGGTTCTCTTCCTATTTTTATCTGGATGTGGTCTAACCTCCCTATTCCCATTTGGTGGATCTGGTGGACCTACAGTCAACAGCAATGCTCAGATAGGGAAAGAGAATAGGCAAGCTGCTGTAACCTTTGAAGAAGAGATAACAGCAGGTAGAGATGTTGTTCAAACAACAAAAGAGATAGAGACAGGTTCTGTGGAAACTCTAGAAATATTTAACACAAATATCCCTCCTTGGGTTATTGTACTCCTCATCCTTGGTTGGTTGTTGCCCACCCCTACAGAAATGGCTAGAGGTTTCATGAATTTTGTGTTAAGGTTATTTGGGCGTAAAGATAATCCTAAGTACGACAGATTTAAGTAAAAGGAGTAGGGGTAAGACAGTGAACGTCCCATGTTCCCCCTAATAATTATATGGCTATACCTGAACGAGTCAAAAACAAGATGAAAGAAGTTGGCCTCAAGGGGGTCAACAAACCACAACGTCTTAACGACAACAGTGGTAAGTCTCATCACGTTATGGCCTCTGAAGGTGGTAAGTACAAGTATATCAAGTTTGGTCAGAAGGGTGTAAAAACCAATCAGACTGCAGGACAACGAGAGGCATTCAAGTCTCGCCACGCCAAGAATATCAAAAAGGGTAAGATGTCTGCAGCATACTGGGCTGATAAAGTAAAGTGGTCTCCCTCCAAAACTCAATCCCCATCTAAGAAATGGGTGAAAGGTTCGTAATGTGGATAGGAATACTCCTAGTCTGCTTTGATCCTATGGCCTTGTCATGTAAGATTATAGCAAAACCAGAACCCTTTTACTCTGAGCAAGCATGTTTAGAGGAAGCAGAACAAATAGCTACCAACATAAGAGCAGGAGGTGCTTATGCCACACCACACTGTCACAAAGTTGAGGGAGGCAACACCTAATGCCAGTAGAAAAAGTACCAGGTGGATATCGTTGGGGTAAGACTGGGAAGGTCTACAAAAGACGTATTGATGCCGTAAAGCAAGGTGAAGCCATCAAAGCTAAAAAAAGTAGCACAGGCTACAGTAAGGGTGGTTCTACAGTAAATGCTGCAGGTAACTACACAAAACCTAGTATGAGAAAGAAACTAGTTGCTGAAGTTAAAGCAGGATCTAAAGGTGGTAAGCCTGGTCAGTGGTCTGCTCGTAAAGCTCAGATGGTAGCCAAGCAGTACAAAGCTAGAGGCGGTGGGTACAAATCATGAAGAAACCACAGAAGTCTCTTAAAGATTGGGGAAAGCAGAAGTGGAGAACTTCTGATGGATCTCCATCTAAAGGTAAGAAAAGGTATTTGCCTGACAAAGCATGGGATGCTTTAAGTGCCAGTGAGAAAGCTGCTACTAACAAAGCAAAAGCAACAGGTAATAAAAAAGGCAAACAGTTTGTAGCACAGCCTAAAAAAGTAGCAGAAAAAGTTAAAAAGTTTAGAGCAGCAGAGGGTGGCATGGCAAAAGGTAAAAAGATGACTTGTCCAAAGTGTAAAGGAGCAGGATGCTCACACTGTGGCGGTAAAGGGTTCCATACAGGAATGAACAAAGGTGGTGCAATGGTAGGTAAGAATCCTAACAAAGGTGTTGCAGCACTGCGTAAAGTAGCTCCAGACGCAGTTAAAGCTATGGGGTATAAACATGGTGGACTTACGAGGTCTACTGGTAAATTAAATACTGGCATTAAAGGGTGTGAATAAAATGGCTTCGTATAAAGACTATAAATCTGTTTCTGCTGCACAAAAAGCAGGATCACTATATTTCATGGGTAAAGACGGTAAAAAGAAACTTGCTGTCACCAAAGAGCAATTAGATGCTTGGAAGAAAAGAAACAAGGGTAAGTACAAAGGTTCAGCACTTACAGCTTGGGCTAACGCCAAAGGTAAAGATGTTGGTGGTGGAATGTCCTCTTCTCCACGTCCTAAGCTACGTCCAGGTTCAGAGTCTGCAGGTCCAGGTATGGGTGTAATGACTAAAGCTGAAAAGGATGAAGTCGATGCAGCAAACAAAAGAATTACTAATAAGATGTCAGATGCTGAGATTATTGTAATGGCTAGACGTGCTTTAAAAGATTCTGAAATGTCTGATTCTAAAAAAGAACGTATTAAGAATCTAATGAAAGAGATGCAAGATGCTAGACCTTCTGATAAGAGTGTTCCAGGTCGTGCTTTAGCTATAGCTATTAAAAATACTTTCACAGGTGAAGGCCCAACAAACCCAACTGGGGTTATCAACCAGAAAAAAGCTGACAAGAAAATCAGTAAAGATTCTTCTAATAATCCTGATAAATACAAGTCTGGAAACTCTAAAGGTGGTATGCAGATGAAACAAGGTCGTTACAATAAAGGCGGCATGTCTGACTACCGTAAGTCTGGTATGTTCTATGGTGGAATGGCTAAAAAGAGGTAATTATGAAATTAGAAGGTGATAGAGTAATCAGCAGGATGGGTGACGTTCTAGCTGAAAAAATTAATGGTGTTTGGGAAACCAAAGATCCTGAAGTACTTACTTTTATTGAGTCTACTCAAGTAGAAACTAAAAAGGTTCGTGCACGTAATGAAAAGGGTCAACTAATGGCTGATGATCCTTCTACACCTGATGTCAATGAGGCATGGACTACAAAAGTAATTAAAAAAGTAACTCGTAAGAAGACTGAAAAATGACAATATTCCGTCAAGGAAGACCTGGATCTAAAAAATCTGTTTGGGGTCATAATACAGGAACCACTACAGAAGATGTATATACATGTCCTGCTAATTGTGTAGCAGAGTTAGTATATTTATTAATAAATAATTCAGGATCTTCTACAAATACTGTAGAAGTTAAGTGGTATGATAGTTCAGAAAGCTATGCTTCTGGGTTTGTTTCCTCTAAAAGCTTGAATGCTGGTGATTCAGTTCAGTTTGATAATATCGAACTTGTATTAGAAGCAGGAGATAAAATACAAATTACTCCTACATCTGCAGGTCACATAGATTCTATTCTAACTGTAGTTGAAACCTTTCTACCAAACAGATAGCAGGGTTGCAATTTTTATAATAGTGTAGTATAACTATTGACATATAACTACTCCTGCCCATTAAGGGTTAAACAAAAGGAGTAAAAAATGTTTAAAAAATTCTTTAACAAAATGATTGAAGCAAGACAAGCCCAAGCAAATGCTCGTATTGCTGAGATGCACCTCTGGAGAATGTCAGACAGAGAACTTAACGATCTAGGTATTGGTCGTGGTGACATTAAAAGAATAGTTCGTGGTAACGAACTCTAAACACACAAGGAAACACACACATGGAAAAATACACTTCAAATCCTTACCAAATACGGACAGACCTTTTGGCAATGTCAAAAGAGATGTTAGACAAAGCATATGACACACAGCTTCAATTAGCCTACGCAGCTATGGAGCAGTACAAAGACAATGCTGAATTAGCTTTAGATGCTTGGAAGAAATACATTCCTACGATGTACACACCTGAAGAAGTTAAGAAGCAAGCAGAAACATTATACGAGTTTGTAGTCAACAACAACAAATAAAGTCTAATGAGTCTTTGGGAGGAGGCGAATGGACCCAGTTACAATTATTGGTGGGGCTACTGTCGCCTTCAACGCCCTTAAGAAAGGGTTTGCTATAGGCAAGGATCTGCAAGATATGTCCAGTCAACTAACAAAGTGGGCAGGACATATGGCAGATCTAGGCCAAGCTGAAAAACAAGTTAAGAATCCTCCTTGGTGGAAATCCATTGGAGGCTCTGTAGAAGCAGAGGCGATGGAAGTTTTTGCTGCGAAGAAGAAAGCAGAGTCCATGAGAAAAGAACTCAAGGACTATATTTCGTGGACGATGGGGCCATCGGCTTGGGACGAGCTAGTGGCAATCGAGGCAAAGATTCGTAAACAAAAGAAAGAACAAGAGTACCGTAAAGCAGAACTACAAGAAGCTATCATTACTTGGACACTTGGTGGTATATTATTTGTTGTAGGTGTTGTTATTATGGCTTTTGTATTATATATGGTGACACGACAATGACTAGAAACTTAACAGAAAAACAGCAAAAGTTCCTTGATGTCCTTTTTGATGAGGCTAAAGGAGACCCTGTAGCTGCTAAAAAACTTGCAGGGTATGCTGAAGGTGTTTCTACATCAGGTATTGTTAATGCCTTGACAGACGAGATTGCAGACCTTACAAAGAAGTTCATAGCACAATCGTCTACCAAAGCTGCTTATACTATGTTCTCTGTTATGGCAGATCCCACAGATCTAGGTGTAAAAGAAAAGATGTTAGCAGCTAAAGACATTCTAGATCGTGCAGGATTTACAAAAACAGATAAGGTAGAAGTAAAAGCCTCTGAGCCTTTATTTATTCTACCAGCAAAAGAAGATGAGTAAAAGAGCATCAGAAGCTTCACACCCAACTAAAGTAGACTGGCAGATACCATTGCAAGGGGAAAACGGAGAGTGGTATCCTGTTATTAGAGTAGGAAGACACGTACCATTTGGTTACAAACAGGATGAAGAAGACGAAATGCTTCTGATTCCCATCCCTGAAGAACTAGAACTTTTAGAAAAAGCAAAGAAGTTTCTTCAAGACTATAGTGTTAGACAAGTAGCTAGGTGGTTGTCTGATCAGTCTGGTAGAAACATCTCACATGTAGGGTTATATAAACGTGTCAGAATGGAAGAAAAAAGGCGAAGAGCTTCCAGCAACTACCGCCAGTATGCCAAAAAGTATAAAGAAGCGGCAAGGAAGAGCCAGAAGATCGAAGAAGAAAGACTTGGTGGTAAGCACACCAGAACCCTCGCCACAGATGATGAGTACATTGAACTCAGAGATGGAGAGTGTTGCCCCTTCTGTGGTCAAACAAAAGGTGATCTTCGAACCAAACCCAGGACCACAAACTAGGTTCCTAGCGGCAACAGAACAAGAAGTCCTATATGGAGGGGCAGCAGGTGGTGGAAAAAGCTATTCGTTGGTTGCAGACCCAGTTAGGTACTTTGCAAACCCACATGCACGAATGCTACTTGTTCGTAGGTCTACAGAAGAGCTTAGAGAGCTTATATCTGTAAGCAAGCAGCTTTATCCTCAAGCAATTCCAGGCATACGTTTCATGGAGAGGGACAAGACTTGGGTAGCACCTAACGGTGCAACACTCTGGATGTCTTATCTTGACAGGGACGATGATGTTATGAGATACCAAGGTCAAGCCTTTAACTGGATTGGGTTTGACGAACTTACACAGTGGCCTACACCATACGCTTGGAACTACATGAGGTCACGTCTTCGTTCAACAAAAGCCTCAGGCTTACCGTTGTATATGAGAGCTACCTCCAACCCAGGAGGTCCAGGTCACCAATGGGTTCGTAAATACTTCCTAGACCCAAGCCCTCCTAATAAACCTTTCTGGGCTACAGATGAACACGGTGAAGTAATTAGATGGCCTAAAGGTCATAGTAGAGAGGATGAACCTCTTTTTAAACGTAAGTTTATTCCTGCTACCCTTTTTGATAATCCCTACCTAGCAGAAGATGGAATGTATGAAGCCAACCTTTTATCTCTGCCTGAGCATCAACGAAGACAGTTGCTTGAAGGTGACTGGGACATTAACGAAGGAGCAGCTTTCCCAGAGTTTAACAGACGTATCCACGTTGTTGATCCATACGACATACCAAGTAACTGGGTTCGTTTCAGAG